CGCAGCCGTATTCTCCACATATATTTTTGTATGCTCCATCTGGCCACATATATCAGGAATATCGAAACTAGCTATATCCTTGAATTTCTGATAGCATGCCTCTCGAATATGCTGTGGAATCAGCGCATTTCCGTCCGCCGCAGCCTTTGCGATATCATCTTTTATATAGCGCATTACCGTCTTACAATCTCTACGCCCTCCATACGGTATACTAACAACTTCCTCTATCTTCGCCTTTATAGCGCACCAATCACTCGAAAGTTTTTTATGTAAATGCGCAGATGTCTGGTATCCGAGTTTATCTTGTAAAATATTTAGTGTTGACACGGCGATACTGCGTCCTCCCAAGAGCCAGGCGAGTTGGAACGCGCCAACAGCGTATCCACCTGCGATAACATTGGAGAGCCCCGATACGGCCGTTAGCGTATTAATGGCAATCATGAACCCTTTTGACTTCTTATCAAAAATAGAATACGCCTGCGCGTGCATCCATTCGAAACATTTGGCCTTATCACACCACGAGGCGAGTAAATGGTCTATTTCAGGCGACCAATCGAGCCCGCCCGTATTTTCAACCGCGTCAGAATCAGGGTGTGAGTTGTTCGAGGCCATTCTCCTTATATTAAATATTATTTTATAATAGATATGTTGACTCATCCCTCTCTATATGCGCACATCATGAGCGGGATATTTGTCATGGCGAGTATAGTCTACCTAGTATTGAACTATTCAAAAATCACGTCAAAGGACCCTTATCAAATAGTAGCGCTAATGTTGTTGTTTTCTATCGCACTCGGTGTACATGGGCTATCGCATCTCGGTTTAGAGCGCGTGTATGGTTATGACCCTTATTTGATGGTTACAGGGAAACATATGTTCTGATTAGATGCGCAGATATAGCGAATCGCACACTGCAACATCGCGCATAATCTTCGTCTCCAGGTCCCGCATTTTCTCTAGCATCTCCGTGTCCAAGGCCAGAGTTGCTAGCGCTCGCCATTCCTCCAAGAGATTCACAGCCTTGGAAAGAAGACGCATGAAGTTGCCCTCGTAGAAACCATAATCGGCGCACAACTCTTGGACTGTGGCCTCCTCGTTTATCCAGCGCCACATGGGCTCAATCCACGTCGTATTAAGTGTCCAATAGGAGTCACGCGGAGCCCGAGGTGCGCCCACGGCCTCTTCCAAGCGCTGACACTCATCTGCGATTCCGTGAATGCCCCACATCGCAGTGCGAATCTCCGCGGGGACGTTGAGTGTCTGCGCAGCTGGCATCTCCGCGTCGCCCTCCTGGGCAAATGCCACGAGCAGTGTAATAATCCCTTCTGCGCTCAGGCCTCGGAGTAGGCCCTTATCATACACCTTGGTCATAAGAATCGCGTGACCCTCATTGACTTCCGTGGCCATTACACCAAGAGGAGTCAGGGCGATTTCATCCGTCGACTGCTCCAAAGGTGGGACAACGAATCCCATTGTAGCCAGGGCATCAATACTCGGCCATATACCGCGCGAAGGATTTTCCGCGGCCTCCAACTCCTTCTTCAGAGTAGCCACTTCGCGTTTGGAAGCGCAATAGGCCGACCATCCCGTCTTAATCAAGGTGTGCCAGCGCGGACCCATGTGCGAGTTCTCCCAAACAGTCTTCGCACGCTGGGCATCCTTCTTTGCGGCATTCACGGCCGTCTTAAATGTGGCTATGAGAGTATGATACTCTTCCATGGCCGCGATTTCCTTTACCGTAATCGTCATGGCCGCTAGTTTCGCCTCCTCCGCCTCCAACTCCTTCTTGATTCCCGCGACAATCATTTCATTGCGTTTATACCAATAGGATTGGCGCATAATCTTCAACCAATCGAGATTCTTCGCCTGCGCCGTCTTCAAGAGGAAATCGTAGTGAAAGGTCATGCGCGATTGGAACGTCGCCCGCGCACCGGTCATCATGCGCTGTATATCAGACACACCCTCAGGCTCCCTATCGGGCAAGTAGAGCACAAGACCCTTATCGTCCTTGCCGCGTCGCCCTGCGCGTCCAGCCATCTGAATATACTCATCCGTATTGAGCATCCGCTGCCCTCCCGTCGCATCGTCATATTTCCTGTAGCCGGTAAACACCACCGTCTTCGTAGGCATATTGATACCCACGGCAAATGTCTCCGTCGCAAACAGCAGCTTCACGAATCCCTTGCCGAATAGAATCTCCACGATTTCCTTCAGAACCGGAATGAGGCCGCTGTGGTGGAATGCGATACCCCGCTCCAGAAGCGCGCGCAAAGTATGATACTGGGGTAGGCGCATCAAGGAATCGCCGTAGCGATGAAGATGGAAATCCAGAATATGTTTTACAGACGCCGTATCGGAGGAATCCAGTAGGGTATGCTCCATATTTGCGGCATAACGCTCGCAGTTTTTCCGGGAGAATACAAAGAACAGCGCTGGCAGAAGCCCCTTTTCATCCAGGCGCCCTACCAGTTCATTCATTTGGAACTTGAACGCCTTCTGCCCCGCTGCACCGCGTGCGACGGGACCATCTTCATAGCCGCCCGCGCGTCGCAGTGCGACCTGAGCCTTGTGCTCATCTTTTGCCTTGGATTGTTGCGTCAAATGCTGTAGCCAGGCCTTATACGCCCCCGCGTCGAAACGCTCCTTATTGTCCATGAGCGTAACGAGTTGCTCGCCACAGTATAGCCCGTGCTGAAGAGGCACAATACGATACTGCGTGGAAATCAGGTGAATGGGCTTCTTCTTCAACTCCCCCAGCCAGGAAGCGAAGATTTCAGGCGACTCGATGGTCGCAGAAAGTAGCACAAGATTTACCGCCGGTGGCAAGAGAATCATCGTCTCCTCCCAAACGGCCCCGCGGTCACGGTCATTGATATAGTGGCACTCGTCAAACACGACCGCGTCAAGACCATCCAAACTCAGATTGGCCGTAATACCCAGCTCCCTCGTCGCCGTATCCACTTTGAAGAGCAGGTTGCGCAGAATCTCCGTGGTCATGATGACCACATCCGCATCTGGACGAAACTTCAAATCTCCTGTCATGATTCCCACACTCGGAAACATGTTCTTGAGGTCGTGGAATTTCTGGTTGCTGAGAGACTTAATAGGTGTTGTATAGAAGACGCGCTTACCTTTTGAGAGACTGTGCGCGATTTGGTATTCGCCGATAAGTGTCTTGCCAGAGCCGGTTTTCGCAGTGACGAGCACATTTTCGTGCCTGCTAATGGCGGCGACAGCGTGTTGTTGGAAAGGGTCCAAGGGGAACTTGTATTCAATCGCAAGGCTTTGTGGCATAGTGCTACAAGGCTCTGCGGGGTTCACGATGTTGAGAAAGGGAGAGTGTGCCATTTATTTGATGCCTTCAAAGGGTGTGAATGAGGCATCAAATTTACACGGGTAGGGCGCGTGCGCCATTATATGTTCGCCGAAAGGGGGGTTTCGTTTACATACGGTACATACGGCTCGACGGGACCATTGGGTTTCGCTCTGGAGCGACGCGACCCCTTAGAGCTGGGAGCATTATACGCCGGAGCCGCAGAAGGAGACATGTAGTTGGTGTTGCCCGTATTTTCGAAAATCGTCGGGAGTCTCGCAGCGCTCTTCTTCTTTCTTGTTCCACGCGACATTGACACCGGGGCCACCGTGGCTCCTCTCGCATTATTCGCACCCACTACGGCAATATTGGATGCGTTTGTAAGAGCCGCCGTATTTCCGGACTTTGCCAGCCCTCTTGCCATCTCCTTGCTTGTCTGAATCATAGTATCAATGAGCCCCTTTGCGGTTCTGCCCATTTCTGCGATAGATTCTACAACGGCCGCGGAAGCATTGCGGCTCTGAGCACTGAGCGGTGCTGCAGCCGAGTTCATTCCACTATTAAGCGCGCCAAGGGCTGAGTTAGACCCAAGCGCAGCTCTGGCCGAGTTCGCCTTCTTCTTACGCTGTGTGACTGCGCGCATGGAAAGGCGACTCTTGCCATTTGTTCCCAAAAGGGGGTCATCTTCGTCCATCATATTCTTCATAGCAGTTTCATATGCGGATTCCCCCTGTTCTTGACGGATTTTCGTAAGCTTTGCGGCCATGGGAGCCTTCGCCTTCGGAGGCTTAGGATATTTAGAAGAATCTCCAAACCGATTTGCGTATTTTGTGCGCATATCGTCCAGTGTTTCCGCACGAAGTTTCTGAACCGCGGATTGTTTATCTGACAGGCCGCGTTTTGTTCCCGTGGAAGCCGCTGCCGCCGCTGCCGCCGCTGCTGCTGCGGCAGCCGCATCTTCCTCTTCAGCGGGGCTCGTTTCCACAGGCGCGTTGGGAATAATAGGCTCCGAGGTTCCAACAGATTCTTCCACGGGTGAATTTGTCGCCACAGACTCGCCTGTTCCAATATTCACATTTTCGAATTGAGCATTCACATTATCTGTGGTTACAGGCGGCGCCACTCCCGTATTTCCACCATCATTTTCTGAATTCGAGTTTGAGCTCATCTAGTATAGATGCCGATTTTCATCCACGAGGGACATTCCACCGAACCCCCTCCTTCTTCTCTTGTGACGATGGGGGCGGTGGAGGCGGCGGCGGTTTTGGACCCAGAGTGGTAATCATAAAGGGCAGCATGTACAATGTTACATTCACCACTATAAAAGTAAATAAGAACGTAGACTCTTTTAAGAACATCGCAATCACGGCTACGAAAATCAAAAAAGCCGCGTGGCCAGCCAAGGCCCGGGAACCATTTTCCGCGGCATACCTTTTCAAGGCATCAATCATATCATTCTTTCCAGCCGGTATAGACTTCAAGGGCCCGTAATAGAATATAAGGTCATGTAAGAATTCCATCGCAATAAGAATACATACAAATACAAATGGGGACCACGGGCGCTCTCCGCTCGTATAAAATGTCGTATATGCCCAGCGCGTCATCTGAAACATAATCACCAGGAAACTCGTATTTGCCAGAATACCTTCCAGGCCGAAGGTATCGAAATAGGCGTTCATAGATAAACCCCCCATGGAGCCGAATCGGGATAAAGTTACTGCGGTGTTAATACCAATTAGCGAGGCGGAAATAATAGGCGCGAAATCATTGATATCCTTGTAGTTGCCAATATCTCCGAGAACAAATAACTCCGAAGTACCGCCGCCGTCCATCTTAAGATATGTGTAGAAAGAAGTTCAACAATGTGGAAGTGCTATCTTCTCGCAACCGCCGACGGCGGCTCTCAGAAAACATACGTGGGTATCACACCCGACCTGGACCGGCGTCTTGCACAGCATAATGGCGAGCAAGCCGGTGGGGCGAAAGCGACACACGGGCGAACATGGGAGCGAATATGCCATGTCACAGGGTTTCCAGACCACCGGGCCGCTCTACAGTTCGAATGGCGGTGGAAACAGATTTCACGGCGCTTGACAGGGAGTCCTGTGGACCGCCGCTTCGAAGCCCTACAACTCTTGCTTGGGCTGGATAGGCCGACCACGGCCGCTGTACCCTATAGCGAATATCCCGCATTTCCAGAAGTGATTATGGAGAAAGACAACAATGTCTAGTCCTATTAGATGGTCCCGCCGGTCCGATGGTATATGCTTTTATCGACCTGGATTTTTATTCTTTCCACCATGTATCCCTTTACACGTATATCTACCTATCCACTGAATCTTATCGCCGCGGTAGGATGTTTCGAAGTGATTCTCAATCCATACAATGAACATATGCTTAAAAATATTTATATTCTTTTTATTCATATCGCTCCCTTTTTCTGGATTCCATATGATATTTCTGCGCGGAGTCTATTTTTCGCCGCGCTCGTAATATTAGTCTATCTCGCATTTATCTGGTCGATTGAGGAAAACCCCTTACAAATATATAGCGCGCTTCTCAAAGAAAAACATGAAACTGTCTGTGATTTCATGGCTGATAGGTTCGGAATTCAGTGGTAGTGACAATAAATAGGAATGATTGCTCCAGAATCTTCGCCTCCTCTTCTTCGCGTTTCGGGTCCAAATGCGGATATATCTCGTATAACTCTTTCAAACGCTCCATCGCGTGCTCCAACTTTTCCTTCAAGGAAACATCTTTCGAGCTCGTTGATTTCCACAAAATACCTTCCGTCTTGAACTCAATAGCAAATCTGTCGCGATGATATCCGTTCGCCTGGACATACCAAATATGTCTCGGAATCTCTTCAGGCCGAATACCACACATGGGAGGCAACTCCACATTCCGCCGCTTCTTCTTCTGATTATTCAGTATGCCCGCGTCTACGAGTCGCAAATTCGCCCTACGATTATCCAGACCATTTTTACTAATATGTTTCACAGCCTCCTGCGGCCGCGGTTTCATAAGAAAGTTGTGTAAATATAGCTCCCGCTTCTTCTGAACCGGGGTGCCCGAGCAATCCACGGTGACGGGTACAGAAGTGGAAACGTAGTTATTCGCAGTATAATGCCACCGATGCTCTTGGACGCCAGATAAATCCGCCAAGTCCACGGCGAATTCGATACCTATCCCTTTATAGAGTATTGTGCCGATGGCGGCTTCGCCAACGATACGATACTGTGCCTTGACCATTCTCTGTATACCTGTGGGTGGATATTCTCCGATATCTAGACGCGCTCTTTAGACATGATGTAGCGTCGCAGAATCCATATGCATGTAGAGTCCTAAGCTGCTCAGGTTCACAATACGCTCCTCATCGATTAAATATGTAACACCTGCCCATTTCCATTCGCCGGCCTCCGTTTCACTCGGGAGCTCGATATGTTTGATGTAGGCACACTTCATTCCTATGAGGCCACTTATACAATCTCGGATTCTTCTAAGAGAATGTGTAAAATAGTTACTGTATTTAATAATACAATCTGGTTGCGGCTCAGCCTGTAAAGCTGCCATGAAAGGGCTATCCCTTTCTACAATATATCTGCCTGTAAGTTTCACCACGAAATCCGTATCTTGAATATTATAGGCGGCTATACAATCGAGTACGTCACAAATCTCTTTGTAGCCCTTGTTTTTTACAGGTAAAGAGTTATTATTTGTGTAAAACACATCGCAGCCCAGTTCATCTAAATACGTCTCACGCTTTCCATTATTTTCCACGAAAATGATTTTTGTATCTTGTATATTGTATTTCTGAATGGCGCATTCCAGCGCAGCGTAGGCGGTATAATATTCTCGTTCTCTCACGGGACATTCGTCCATTATACATGAGGTCAATATGAAGTATATCATGGGCCCCTATTTCTTTATAGGGGTATATATTTAGGTTGATAACGGCATACCGTAAGTAGTTTTGGGTGTTATTTGAAATGAATATAGATATTTTAAAACACGGTGAATATTTTTTTTGTCATTCAGCCCCACGGAAATAATAGAAACTCGTTCAGACTTAAATATTATTTCTATGGGGCTTGTATTATTTTCGGGTTGTGATATAACAAGGACATTACAACCATACTTACTTGTAAATGGCAATAATAGTTCTGTATAATATTCAATAGGCCGGTATGCTATATCATAATGTAACAATAGTGTGTCGGATGAATAAATATCATTAAGAAGCCTTTTTCCTCTTCTTATCATAGCAGATATAACTCTCTTATCTGACATGTCGTGGTGACTATAATGAAGGATTCTTTCGTCGTTATTATTATATGGCTCGCCGTTACTTTTTGTAAAATTTCTATGAATATATGTGTCCTCCTTTACTGTATCGGTAAAACCTTCAAACTTATTTTCAATAAAATACAGGGCAGTTTTCAAATCGATAGTCGTCCAAGAAAATGGAGAAGAATATAATCGGAGGTTTAAGTCTTTTAGTAGGAAATCGGCATCACACATACGACCTATGGTGTATATATTATGTATATCCATCTTATATTATATTATTATAATATAGTCACGCTTCGCACGCAAATATACCGCGATGTGCTGGTTTAAATACTGTATTAGGATTATTTAATTACTGCGATAATGAACGGTATTTCCTTTTCTTTAAAGTTTGTAAAAGAGTTTGTAGAGTTTTGACACCTGCTTCTTTTGTCTTACACAATACCATTTATAAAATAGTAACGTGAAAGGATTTTATTAAAGTCGTCGACGGATTCACCGGAAAACTGCGTTTTTCCAAGTTTCAGGTCGCCCGCTCACATACGAAAATCAAGTAAAAATAACCAATATGACTTGAGTGTGACACAAAATCGTCCACACTTTCTTAATTGCTGTAAGCAAGTCCGCCCATGCCAGACATCACACGCAGCACGTTGTAGTTCGTCGCGAACACGTACACGGAAGAGGACACCACCGTGCCAACCGCGTTGTTGGACACCGTCAGCAGCAGAGTGGTGTTATCAATACGCGACAAGTTGCAGGTGCCGCTGGGCTGGTGCTGCTCGGGCTGCAGCGCGAACGAGTACACGTTGATGCCCACCGCGGGGATGTTGGTGTGGTGCTGGAAGGGCTGCACCTCGTTGAAGTAGCGTCCCTCGCGCACCTGGAAGCGGTCGTGGCCGTTGAGCTGGAGCAGCGCCGTGACGCAAGGGTTCTTGCCCGCCATGCCCTCCACGCGAGTGACGGAGTAGCCAGACTCCAGCACGGAGCGGTCCCACCAGTCGGAGAAGTTGAAGGGCTGCTGACCCTTCCAGGGGTTCACCACCGTGTCATCGCAAGACACATAGGAATCGCGCTGCACCACCCACACCAGCTCCTTGCAAGGGTGGTTGAAGTTCAGCTTGAGCTTGTTCGCGGAGGACGTGATGGACTCCGCGCCCGTGAACTGCAGGGTCTCGATGAGGTACTCGTGAGACACCTGGGCGAACTTGCGGCGCTCGTCCGTGTCGAGGTAGATGTAGTCCACATACAGGGACGCCGCCTGGAGGTTGGCCGCCGCCACACGGTCGCGGATCGTGTGGTAGTTGGAGGTGATCTGGGGCGTGGTCTCCCAGCACAGGTTGCGCAGGTCGTTGAACTCCAGGTTGATACGCACCTCGTGGTACTGAAGCGCAATGAGGGGCAGCGCCAGACCAGGGTTGCGGCAGAACCAGAACTGCAGGGGGATGTACAGGGTATACGCAGGCGCGCAGTTCAGGGACTCGTTGGACATGTTAGGCTCGCCGCCCGCGCAGTCATCGTCGCAAGGCTCACCGCCCTGCACCAGCAGGTTGGTCAGCGCGGGCACGTTGCCCACCATCTTCGCATAGCCGGCCTGCTTGCCCGCCTCCTGGGACAGCTCATTCCAGATGTGCATCCAGTTGCCATAGTGCTTGTCGATGCGCTGGCCGCCAATCTCAATCTCCACGGAGCGGATGAGGTTGTGGCCCACCCAGTTGAGCCAGCGGAACTGCGCACCAGAGCCGTCGGACGTCTGGAGAGTTACCGCGGGCAGAGTCGCCTGGAGGTACATGCGGTGGATCAGATCGCCGTTGCGCTGAATCGTGCAGGTCACACGCTTGCCGAAGCCAGGAGAGCCGTTGAACGGGTTCTCAATGGACTCCATGGCGAAGTTCGTGTGGCGGCGGTACACCACCTTGAAAAATGTAATTTGGGGGTTACCCGTCAGGTACACATCCTGCGCGCCATATGCCACAAGCTGCATCAAGCCACCACCGGTCATTTGTTATACCCCTTCTGTAGAAATAAATTCAAGAGGCCGGCAAAAATCCTGAATTTTTAAGCCCCTGCCGGGGACATTGGCGCATTTTTGCGCTGTAAGTAGCCCTTGCCGGGGACTTCTTTTTTCAGCGTATTTGCGCGATTCATATTCGGAGCCTAAACAAACAATATTGGAGTTTACTAGGGATATGTCATCACAAGAGGCATTTTTCAAGATTCGCCCTACAAAGCGTAGTAACCCTGAAGCAAGAACAACTCTGGATTCGCTCCACAGGGTTCGTGTACAAGGAATTCTCGAAAAGGAGAGTGAGTTATCGGAGCTGAAGTCACGACTGTCGGGAATAGAGGAAAAAGAAGGGGTTACTGCCGATGAAATAGAATATAATCAACTTCAAAAACAGAAGCGGGATGTTCAAAAGGAAATAGAGCGACGGGAGGATAGCTCAGAGATTCTCGACTATTTTCTCGAGAATGGTGAAATCCTGTATAACTATTACGAGGTTCAAGAGATAATACAACGGGATGCAAGTTCTTCTGTAAAGCGTGCGCCTACTAAGGCCAAGCCTGGCTCTGTTCTCGCTGCTTTAGAAACGGCTGCGGCGACGGAAGGTGTAAGAGAAAAGCCACAGTATTCTTCGCAAAATACGGGGGAGATTCTGCGGCGTGATAAACTACTCGAGCAGTATCTACAAAATGTACATCCTGAGCATGCGCGAGGGGCGAATGCGATGGAGGACGATACCTATGGGGAGTGCGCCGAGTGCGAGAAAGAAATGATATTTAGTGCGAATGAGGCTGTATTTACCTGTACAGATTGTGGATATCAACAGTTTGTTTTGGTCGACTCGGATAAGCCGAGTTATAAGGACCCTCCTCGGGAGGTCAGTTATTACGCATATAAGCGTATTAACCATTTCAATGAGTGGCTCGCGCAGTTCCAGGCCAAGGAAAGCACGGAGATTCCACAGGAAGTGTATGACGCCATTTGTACCGAGCTCAAAAAGGAGCGTATTCTCGATTACCGGACTCTTGCGCGTCAGAAAGTCCGCGAGATTCTGAAGAAGCTGAAATATAATAAGTATTATGAGCATGTGCCGCATATTATCAATCGTCTGAATGGTCAGCACGCACCCGTCATGAGCCGTGAAATCGAGGAAAAGTTGCGCTACATGTTCAAGGAGATTCAGCCGTCGTTCCAGAAAAACTGTCCGAAGGATCGGAGCAATTTCCTGTCGTATTCGTATGTGTTGTACAAATTTTGCGAGCTGCTTGACTTGGACGAATATCTGCCCTCATTTCCGCTGCTAAAAAATCGCGATAAGCTCTATATTCAGGATAAGATTTGGGAACTGATATGTCAAGATTTGAGCTGGCAGTTTATCCGGTCTGTTTGACAAATGAGGGCCCGTTTTTAGTATTATAAATCCCCGGGTGGTCCGGATTTTCGTAAAATTTAACGGCTAAAAAAAGCACATATATGAATATATGGAATCTCAGGCAGTTCCGTATCATGAACCCCTCGCGGTAGTGAAAAACTTCCCTAATGCCGTTGTATATGTTCTACAGTGTATAGATAACTACTATTATATTGGTTCAACTATAAATCATCCACGCTTTAGATTAAATAACCATAAGAAGGATTCTGTAAAATACCCTGAAAGGGCTGTATACGACCATATTACTAAGATTGGTTGGAATAATGTAAAACTAGATGTTATTGAAGAGTTTCCTTGTGATACACGGCAGGAGTTATATTTGAAGGAGGATGAATATATAAAAGAGTCTATTCAAGATTTATATTGTCTAAATCACAATCGGGCATCTGTGACAAAAGAGGAGCATAGAAATAATATGGTAAACTACTATTTGACCCATAGACAGCAGATATTAGAGCAGCACAAACAGTACCTCGAAGCCAACAAAGAGCGTGTGGACGCCTACCACGCCGCCTACAGGAAAGAGAATGCGGAGGCGAGGCGAGAGTACAGTGCCATGTATGCGGCAGAGCACCCTGAACAGGTAGCGGCAACGCGAAAAGCCTATTACCAGGCGAACAAGGCCGAGATTACTGAGAAGAATAAGGTATATGTGGAAACCAACAAAGAAGAGGTCAAGCGTCGTAAGAAGGAATGGGCCGAGAAGAACAAGGAGAGGCTCGCAGAAAACCAAAAGCGCTACGCAGAAGAGAATAAGGAGGTGATCCAGAAGCGCGGCAAAGAATATTACGAGAAGAATAAGGAGGTCATTCAGGAGAAGTTGAAGGCCTATCGGGAAGCCAATAAGGAAAGGGTGAA